CATCGCGGTGATCATCGGCCTAGTCGGTGTCCTGCTGGTGGGCATCCAGCAATACCGCCTTATCGCGCTGCAGGGTGACCTGACGATCCAGGCAAAGGCCACCAAGGATGCTGTCGACGCCAATAAAGAAAGCGAGGCCGCGATCACCACCTTGCGTGCTGAGGCCAAGCGCAATGCCGACTACTCGGCCGACCTGAGCAAGCGACTCAAGGCCAGCGAAGACAAGGCCAAGCAGGCGAGGAAAGACTTTGAAGAGCTCAAGCGCAACAACAAGCCTGTTCGTGATTGGGCTAATCAGCCTCTGCCTGACGGGCTGCGCGGCAAGCCCGCAACCGTTGGTGGTAAAGACGACGGCGGTAAGGCTGCAGTCGCCCGAGATGGTGCCGTGCGAACGAATAAATGAAAGCGACGACGACCTGGCCCTGAACGGCGACCTATGGGCACTGAAGGACCGGGCGGTGAATCTGCTCGACACCTGCGCCGACCAAGTCGACGCACAGATCAATCGAAGTCACGCCCCCTAGGCTAAAGGGACGGGCGCATCTGATTTCACTAATCGGAGACGCGGTTTCTTGCCTACATCAGGCCGCACCGATGACTGAGTACTGATCAATTTTGCGAGCTTCTCCTGAAGCCCTTCGGTGGCCTCAGCTAGCTCTAAAAGAGCTTCCGATACCAATGGGTCCAGCCCGCCCGGCGCTTTCTTCAGTTCTTTGATTTCCCGAAGGATCAACATCGTTTCCTGGGTTAAATCGTGAATAGATGAGATTGTCAATGTTCACCTCAAGGCAGTGGGTCACTATGGAGAAATCAAAGAGTCAGGAAGTGCGATGTGTCAGTTTTCCAGCGTTTTTGTTTTATACAGGGTGAGAAGCAAGCTCTGGGCCAATGGACGAATAGATTACATACCGACATGATTGGACTGGTTCAGGGGCCGCCTCTAGACACTGGGTAAGCGTGCCTCATTCCATACCTTGGGAGGATCATGATTACAGTTCAAGCGCGCGGTCTCGCCGACAACCTGTCTGAGTTGACCGACATCGAGCTGCGCCAGATACCGTTCGCCACAGTGCTGGCTCTTACCGAGACGGCCAAACTGGTCAAGGCCAGGCTCGAAGATGAGATGCGATCTGTGTTCGACAGGCCCACCCCGTACACCATGAGCAGCCTGCGCCTGATCCCTGCCACCAAGCAGCGGATGGAGGCTAGGGTATGGATCAAGGACGAAGCTGACGGCGCCCAACCAGCTACTAAGTGGCTGACCCCCGAGGTGTACGGCGGACCACGGAACAACAAGCGTAGCGAGGCACTACTGAGGTCTCGCGGCATTCTGCCCGAGGGCAAGTTCCTGGTGCCCGGCAGGGGCGCGGCGCTCGATAGCTACGGCAACATCGGGCGCGGCCAGCTGCAGAAGATCTTGTCTGGCATTGGCGCCCAAGGCGATCGGCTGCAGAACAGTACGACAAGTAGGCGCAGCGTGGGCAACCTGACACGCTACTTCGTGTTGAAGAAAGGCCGTAATGCAATCGGCATTGCCGAACGGATCGGCAAAAAGCGAACCGATATCCGTATGGTGCTGGCATTCGTCAGCAAGCCCGGCTATGCACGGGCTCTCGACTTCTTCGGTATCGGCGAGCGTGAGGCAGATGCCCAGCTTGCAGCTCAGTTTGAGAAAGCCTTCTACCGGGCACTCGCTACTCGTCGTCGTTGAGCTCATCGCGCTCTTTCTGAATTCGTCTCAGGTGAGCAATCTGTCCGCGAATTCGGTTCGGCAGGTCGTAGGCAATTTCTATGAGTAAAGCTGAAGCGCCGCCTTGGTGCGTTGCATGGTTTCGATCGCTGTAGAAGATGCCAGCCAACGCCGAAATTCGGGCCGCTTCTGCTGACACATAGGAGTCGTAGCCTGCCATTTGCGCCGCAAGCAAGCGCACACGGCTTAGTGCGCTGGGGTTCGGTTCTGGGCAGTCGTGCTCCGTGAGAATTGACTCGAGTTCACCCAGCGAAACCAGTATCTGTTGGAGATCATCCATGCCTATTCCTTTGCATATCCCTCCCTCGCGGGCGGAGTTGATTCAAGTCATACACGTTGCCGCAAGTCGGGGGGATGGATCAAGCGCCAATCCGGAGCGGATCATTGATCTGTACTTCTCGCCATGGGGCGAGCTGCTCGCTTGCAACGACCCGTTGAATGGGCCTGCCGATGGATTCAATCCTGTTGAGCCATACGAAGTGTTACGGCGTGACGGCTCGGGGACCTGACGTGCCACAAAGGGTCCTTTGCCCCCGCCCCCCGGGTTGCGGGTAATTCGAACCCCGGTCTTCCACTATTTATGACTTTTTTTGAGGGCGGGGCGGTTCCGGTTCCGGTTCGGGTGGAAAATGGCGAGTCAGGTAGAAGTAGCGGCCCATTTGGACCTGAGCGACCGTCAGATCAGAAATCTGATCGCAGACGGCGTATTACCGGCATCTAAGGGGCGAGGCGGGATGGACATTGACGCCTGTCGCAGCGCTTATATCGCATATTTGAGAGGCGTTGGCAGCGGCCAGGTGAAGGTGGAACCTACCCCGCCTGATATTGAAGGTTTAGACCCGCTGCTCGAGTACAAGCTGATGGAAGAGCGGCGCGGTTTAACCGCTGCTCAGCGGATCGCCCAAGAAAAGAAAAACCAAGTTGCCGATAAAACACTCGTCCCCGTCGATTTCAGCACTTTTGCTCTCGCCAAAGTTTCTGCACAAATCGGCTCGGTGCTCGACACCGTAGCCTTGAAGGTCAAGCGTAAACATCCCGATATCGATGTGCGTCATGTCGAGGCGTTACAGCGTGAGGTCGCGCTTGCGCGAAACATAGCCGCCGAACTGGGCGACCAACTGCCGGAGATACTTGATGAATACCTCGCATCCTTGGATGAGTGACCTGAAAAAGGCATTTAAAAAAGGGTTGCAGGCGCTGTTCAAAGAACCTCCACTGACGTGTGTTGCCTGGGCAGACACGCATTTCTATCTTTCGTCCGAGTCTTCCTATCAGGAAGGGAAGTGGGAAACCGCCCCCTTCCAGATTGCCCCATTGAATGCTATGGGCAACGACCTGATTCGCGTCGTCAACATGATGAAGTCCGCGCGGGTCGGTTACACGAAGATGCTAATGGCCAATGTTGGCTTCAAAATTCAGCACAAGCGTCGGAGTGTCGTGGTCTATTCGCCGACAGATGACGACGCCGAAGACCTTATGAAGCAAGACGTCGAGACCATGGTGCGAGACGTGCCGACCTTGCTCGAACTGGCCCCCTGGTACGGTAAGAAGCACCGGGATAGCTCTTTAAGCTCGAAGCGATTTCAGAACAGCAAGATGTTCTGGTGCCGCGGGGGCAAGGCCAGCCGGAACTATCGCCGAATTTCCGCCGATGAAGTCATCTACGACGAATTATCGAACTTTGATCAGAACATTGAAGGCGAGGGCGCGCCGACATTCTTGGGGGATAAGCGCCTTGAGGGCGCAACGTTCCCTAAGTCTATTCGTGGCTCCACGCCAAAGATCAAAGGCACATGCCAGATCGAAAAAGCTGCTGCAGAATCATCGTATCTGCTGCGGTATCACATCCCATGTCCCCACTGCGGAAAAGAGCAACATCTGAAGTGGGGCGGCAAAGACTGCGAGTTCGGAATCAAGTGGGACCGCGACGAGCAGGGAGAGATCGTAAAGGCCTGGTACGTGTGCGATCACACCAAATGCGTGGTTCTTTACCATGAGATGGTCGAAGCCGCTCACCGCGGGCGGTGGATATGTGAAAACACCGGCATCTGGACTCGGGATGGCATCGAATGGCTTAACTCCCTGGACCAAGTACGCCAGTCGCCTATTGTCGTGAGCTTTCATGTCTGGACCGCTTACAGCACCTTCACAACTTGGCTGGACATGGTCCTTGAGTTCGACAAGGTCAAGGACAACCGCGAAAACCTGATTGCCTTCGTCAACACCACTCTGGGCGAGACGTGGGAAGACGATCAGGGCGAAAAAGTTGATTGGGAGCTGCTGTACGGACGCCGCGAGGTGTATCCGCAGGTGCCCGTGCGCGGTTTGACTCTGATGGGCGCCATCGACACCCAGGACGACCGGTACGAAGGTCGTGTTTGGGCCATCGGTCTGGGTGAAGAGGCCTGGTTGGTGGATAAGTGGGTGCTCATGGGGGACCCGGCCAGCGAAGAGTTGCGAAAAAAGGTCCGGCTTAAAGTTCGCCACCAGTACGTACGTGGAGACGGCGCGAAGATGGGCGTCGAGCGGTGGTGCTGGGACTCCGGGGGGCACTACACCGATGAGGTTTATGCCGAAAGCCGGGCTTTGGGCGACACCTGGGTCATCCCGGTGAAAGGCGCGAACGTGCCAGGAAAGCCGGTTGCCACTTGGCCAAAATCCCGCAACGCGAAAAAGGTGTACCTGGTAGAGGTCGGTACCGAGAACGCCAAGGAATTGATCTACAGCCGACTGAAAATTCAGCCCGATACGTCCGGCAAGCCGCTACCAGGCTGCGTCCACCTGCCGGCCAACGACGATATCTGCGGCGAAGACGAACTGAAGCAACTCACCGCTGAAACCAAAGAATTGAAGATCGTGAAAGGTCGGCGGGAGTATCGCTGGACCGCTAAGGGGCGGCGAAACGAGGCGCTCGACTGCTTTGTATACGCCATAGCGGCACTGCGCATCAGCCAGCAACGGTTCGGCCTTGATCTTGAACTGCTCGCCGGCGCCAAGCGCGCTGTACCACAACGAGGCACCCGTAGCCGGGTAAGAGGATGAGCATGAACACACCAGCGCAGGCGCGCCTGGCTGCCGTACAGGAGGCGATCGACAAGATCCTGAAGGGCGGCCAGAGCGTTCGATATGGCGAGCGCCAAGTAACCCGGGCTGACCTTGGGGCGCTGCGCAAGCTTGAAGTGGCCTATACGGCGGATGTAGCCGCCGAAGCCAACCGCGCTCGAGGCCGCAACCGAATCAGCTACATGAGGATCTGACATGGCTTGGTGGACACGTACCACTCCAGAAGAGCGGATGGTGCGTGAAGCCACCCGCACAGTCTCTAACCTGGTGCAGAGCCAGCCCCGCGCTCAGGGTGGCGGTGGCGGCAGTGAAACACGCTGGCGCGGCGCTTCGCGCATGTTGCGCAGCATGTCGAGCTGGATCCCGTTCCTGGGTAGCCCGAACCGCGATCTGAGTTCGCCAGAGCGCAAAACTCTGGTGGCTCGTTCGCGCGATGCCATGCGCAACCACTTGATTGCCCGCGCGGCCATCGTGCGCACCCGAACCAACGTGGTGGGTACCGGGCTCATTTGCCGGCCACAGGTCGACCATGAAGCCTTGGGCATCACCGAAGAGCAGGCCGATATGCTCAACGCACAGATTCAGCGGGAGTGGGAGCTTTATGCTGGCGATCCTCGCGAGTGCGATGCAGAAGCGACCTTGAATCACTACCAGCAGCAGGCTCTCGCGCTGGTCTCCGCCATGACGGGAGGCGACTGCTTTGTGGCCACGCCGTGGATTGAACGCCCGGGCACGGTCTACAACACCAGGTTGCAGCTAATCGAGACTGATCGGGTCAGCAATCCCTATGGTTGCCCGGACAATGAAAGGCTCGTTGAGGGCGTCGAATTCGACGACTACGGCGCCCCGGTGGCCTACCACATCTGCAACGGCTATCCCGACGACAAGTTTTTGAAGTACCCGCTACGCTGGGAGCGCGTCGAGGTATTTGGCGCCGAGACGGGCCGGCGTCGCGTGCTGCAGATCTGGTGCGATAAGGAACGCCCTGGGCTAAAGCGCGGCGCCCCTTACCTGGCGCCGATCCTTGAGCCGCTGCAGAAGCTCGAGCGTTACGCCAGCGCTGAGCTGATGGCGGCTGTTATTTCGGCCATGTTCACCGTGTTCATCAAGAAGGGCGACAGCTTCAACAGCGGTGGGCAGGGCCAGCCGGTGTTCGGCGATGAAGACGGCGTAGTCGGCGGTGACGCCGGGCCAGCGCCGCTGGAGCTTGGAGAGGGTGCAATCGTCGACCTTGCCCAGGGCGAAGAGCCGATGGTGGCCAATCCAGCCCGGCCGAACGCCCAGTTCGATCCCTTCTTCTCGGCGATCGTGAAGGAAATCGGTGCGGCACTCGAGTTGCCGCTTGAAGAGTTGATGCTGCACTACAGCAGCAGCTACAGCGCAGCGCGTGCTGCGATGCTCCAGGCCTGGCGGTTCTACACGATGCGCCGCTGGTGGCTGGTGTGCGATTTCTGCCAGCCGAGCTATGAACTGATGTTCGACGAAGCGGTGGCAGCCGGCCGAATCCGGGCGCCTGGCTACCGTGACCCGGCACTTCGCCGTGCATACACCCAGGCCATCTGGATCGGCCCGGCGCGTGGTGCCATCGACGAGCTCAAGGAAGCGAAGGCTGCCCGCGAGCGCATCGACGTGGGTATCAGCAACGAAACGATGGAAACCGCGGCCATGTCCGGCGAGACCTGGCAGCAGGTCAATCGCCAGAGGGCCCGGGAGATCAAGCAGCGGCAGCAGAACGGCACGACAGCAACACCAGTAGCGGCCGTGGTGCCGAAAGCCCCTGAGCCCGAACTACCTGAAGACGAGGAATGACCATGCCAAGAGCCTTTGAGCTGGCCACGGCTCAGCCTTGGCTGATGCTGCCGGACGCACTGGAAAACCTGCTGGCGATTTCCGAGCGCATGGGTGACCCGGTGGCGCTTGAAACGCGACTGGGCCGCAAGCTGGACAACAGCCAGTCAGTCAGCATCCGCAACGGCGTGGCCGTGGTGCCGGTGATTGGCCCGATCTTTCGCTACGCGAACCTCTTCACGGAAATCAGCGGCGCTACCAGCACTCAGGTGCTTGCCACTGACATCCGCGAAGCATTGGACAACCCAGCGGTTCAGTCGATCGTGCTGAATATCGATAGCCCTGGTGGCGTGGCTAGCGGGATAAACGAGCTGGCCGAGATGATTCACGCCGGCCGGGCGCAGAAGCGCATCGTTGCCTACATCGGCGGCAGCGGGGCCAGCGGCGCTTACTGGATCGCATCAGCCGCACACGAAATCGTGATCGATGAAACCGGCATTGCCGGTAGCGTCGGAGTCGTCGTCGAGGCGGTGGTTGATAGCGAAAAGGCGACTGGTCGCAAGAGCTACCAGATCGTCAGCCGCAACGCGCCGAACAAACGCCCGGACATTTCCACGGAAGAGGGCCGGGCCAAGGTCGCGGAGACAGTGGATGCCCTGGAGGATGTGTTCGTGGCGAAGGTCGCGCGCAACCTCGGCGTGGAAGCAGAGCACGTACCTGGCATGGGCGACCATGGCGGGCTTCGAGTGGGGGCGGCGGCGGTTAACGCTGGGCTGGCCCACCGACTGGGCTCCCTTGAGGGCCTGATCAACGAGCTGTCCAAGCCGGCAGCGAACATCACGAGGAAAAAAACCATGACGAAAGTCAGCACCACCGCTGAGTTGCAGGCGGCCATCGCTGCCGGCGGCGACCTCACTGCCATCGAAATCAGCGTACCGGAAAAGGGCGATGTCGACGCGATCCGCAAGGAGTCGGCAGCAACTGCAGCTGCAAGCGAAAAGGATCGCATCACGGGCATCCAGGCGCTTGCATCGCCAGGCTTTGAGACCGAAGTGCAGGCCGCCATCGACGGTGGCCTCACTGTGGAAGCCGCAGGCCTGAGCCTGTTCCAGGCGGCCAAAGACCGGGGCGTCACGCTGGACAGCATCAAGCGTGATGCCAAGAAGGTCGACCCTGCTTCCGCTTCTGCGGGCAAAGGCAAGGCAGAGTTCTCCACCAAATCCATTTGGGCCTCTCGCAAAGGAGCGAAAGCATGAAATACGACATCGTCACCCAGGGTGCCCGCACCGCCGCCTTCCTCCTGAACGAGGCCAGTGGCGAGCGCTCCCGCGAGCAGATTCTGCTGCTGAAGAGCGCCACTGCTTTCCCGGCAGGCCAGATCCTTTCCAAGAATGCCGCAGGCAAGTTTGTCGCATTCACCGCTCCGGCCGACGGCGCAACTGTCGAGGTAGCGATTCTTTACGAAGGTCGTGCCGCCGAGAACACCGCTGACCGCTACGCAACTGGCGTGGTCCGCGACTGTGAAGTGATCGAAAGCCTCTTGGTCGGGCTCACCGATCCAGCACGCGCGGCCCTGGCTGCCGCCGGCATCATCCTGCGCTGATTCTTCAGCACCCCATTTTTCAACCGCCTATTGGCGGTTTTTTCATTTCTGGAGATCGGAATGGCCGATTTGAGCATTTTCGCTGGTGATGAGTTCGGTACCATCGCCATGACCACCGCTATCAACCAGCCGGTTGAAGGACAAGCGGTACCAACCCGCCTGGATACCCTCTTCGAAGAAGAAGG